TACTGCACTAAATAAACTTGCAGAAGTAATGTCTAGTAATTTTGCTTTAAATAAAGAATTGCAAAAGTTGAAAGAAGTAAAAAAAGATAGTGAAAACCTTGTATACTAACTAAAAGGAAGTAAAAATTATGATGGCTAAAGTACCAGACAATGTATTTACTGGTTATAACCAAGATAAGTTAAGAGAAATGGCAAAAAGCTATGGGTATCCTGGTGAAGACTTAGCTAACTTTGGTAGTTTTCTTGAACAAAATCCTGATGTAGCCTCTCGTTATTTTGCTCAACAGAATGCAGATGTACGAAACGGAGATGAAACTATACGTAGGTTTCAAACCGGAGGTATTGTCGTGCCAGGAATTGCAGACCTTTCTGCACAAAGAGTACAGGTTCCAAGTTTAGTTGAAGGAGCAGCCTTTGAAGCAGTCGCTACTCCTTTTGAGGGAGCACAAACAATTACTCCTGCAGCAGGACAAGTAACTACAGATGTTACTATTCCTGCTGCTACTCAAGTTCAAGCTGCACAAACAGTAGCTCCTACTGCTGCTACTGCACCACAAGTTACTGCTGCTGCTGCTACACCAGACGTAAGAGATGTAGCTGTTCAAGCTGCACAAATACAAGCTCCCTCACAAACTGTTGAGGCACAGCAACAGGCATTAACTAATGTTGCAAACTTACAAGCAGTACAACAAGCACAGGCTGCACAGGTACAACCTCCTACTGCTAGGGCAGTACAAGCTGGAGAGGTAGTAGCTGCTCCTACAGCACAGGCAGTACAAGCTGCTGAATTTATTGAACCTGCAGCCCAAGCTGCTGTAGCGGCTCCTACTACAGAAGCTACTGTTCAAGGACAACTGGCTTTACTACAAGAACAGTTTGAACAAGGGGCAGTTCCTCCTTGGGCAAGAGGAGCAGTTCGTGCGGCAGAACAAGTTATGGCAGCAAGAGGACTTGGTGCCAGTAGCATAGCCGGTCAAGCTATCCTTGATGCTGCCATTGAACAATCTCTACCCATAGCACAATTAGATGCCCGTACTGTAGCTACCTTTGAAGCACAAAATTTAAGTAATCGTCAACAGGCAGCTATGGCTCGTGCTCAATACAGAGCACAGTTTATGCAACAGGAATTTGATCAAGCATTTCAAACTCGTGTAAGGAATGCAGCTACGGTATCTGATATAGCTAATCGTAACTTTACTTCTAATCAACAGATTGCATTGGAAAATGCTAGGCTTACACAAACTGTGGACTTACAAAACTTATCAAATTCACAGGCTCTAGTCATGGCAGAAGCTGCTGCTTTATCGCAGTTAGATATATCTAATTTAAATAATAGGCAACAGGCTGCTGTACAGAATGCCCAGAATTTTTTGCAGTTAGATACACAAAATTTAAATAATAATCAACAGGCTGCAGTTATTAACTCACAACAGCAGACACAAGCATTGCTAACAGATGCAGCGGCAGAGAATACTGCCCGTCAAATTAATGCTAGAAGCACACAACAATCGGATCAATTTTATGATAATCTAATTTCTAGTATTGGTCAAAATAATACAGCACAATCAAATGCCATGAACCAGTTTAATGCTGGAGAAGTAAATGCTTTACAGAGATTTAATTCAGAAATTGTAAATCAAAGAGAACAGTTTAATGCACGTAATCAACTTGCTATTGAACAGAGTAATGCTGTATGGCGCAGAGAAATTGCGACTGCAGATACTGCTGCCTTAAATTTTCAAAATCAACTTAATGCTCAGAACCTACTTAATATAAGTAATGTTGCCTATGATAATTTATGGCAAGAGTATAGAGATGTTTTAGAATTGGCCTTCTCAGCAGGAGAAAGTGAACTTGATAGGATTTCTACTTTACAGATTGCCACACTTAATAATAATTCTTCCAGAGATTTAGCAGACTTCAAAGCAGATAGAGAAGACTCTAGAAGTATTGGTGGTTTTATAGGTAGCGTATTTAAAGATTCATTGACAGGTGTTGTGAAAGGCTTGTTCGGAACAGCATAAAGGAGGATAAAAATAGATAATGGAAATTGGACTTACCAATAAAGTGCTTGATGAAATGGTTAAAGCTCGTTTAGAAGAACTTGCTGCTGTACAAGAACCCACACCAAGTTCTGCAGCCCTAGATGAAATAGCTCTTATGACTTCGGGACTAGATGCAGCTACTATAGCTCATTTAGAACGCACAATAAAAAATACACGAAGCCGAACAGCGCAAGCAGTAGGTCTTACCACCAAAGAATTTTGGGAAGAGATAACAGAAGACATCGAAGAACGGGAAGTAAAAAGAGGTATAGGTAGTCCCAAAGCTAAGTCTCCTATGCCAGAACCCAAAGGTCCAGATACTCCACAATTAGCACACTTACAAACGGTAAATAAAATGTTACAAGATTTAAGAAGGCAAGCACATATTCCAATGGATGAAGGAGAACAAGCTAGTGCCTAATTTTGATACTGCCAGATTTCTTGCTCCCACTCCAGGCATGTCTCTTACGACAGAGCCTGGAAATAGACCTTGGGAAAAACCAGCAAAGTATCCTGACTCTGCTGATGCATTAAATTTTTATATAAAAGAACTTTCTTTTAAAAACAAAGTACATAAGCTGTTTGATGTTTTAGAAAGAGGATTCCCTGTAACTGCTCTCGTAGACTCTATTATTGTAGCGGGAGTAATGGAGGGACTACATACTCTTGATGTAGGAATAATAATTGCTCCTGCTCTATTTCATTTTATAACAGGACTAGCTGATGTTGTAGGCGTTGAACATAGAACAGGATTAGAAGAGGCTTCAGGAGAAGATGGGACATTGGTTCATGCTGCCATAAAAGAATCAGAAGAAGAAGAAGAAATGGAAGATGAGCCAGATGAACTTATAGAAATTGCTGAAGAAGGACTTGAAGAAATTCAAACAGGCTTAATGGCAAGACCATCTATTACTGAACAAGGAGAAGAGTAATGGGATTTAGTTTTCTAGGTGCGCTTGGTGGTGCCACAAAACAACTTACTACTGAATATACTCAAGACAGACTTGCTGAAAAACAAAGGCAAGCTCAAATGCTTGGTATATTTTTGCCAGAATTAATTAGTGAAAGAAAAGAAAGAAAACTAAAAAAGCGCAGACTTAGGGAACTTGATGCTGCCTTGTCAAGATTTATTCCAGATGAAAATAAAAATTTAAAATACAATATATTAGGAGCAGGAGAAGAGAGAGCAAAAGCATTCGTTGATGATATGACATCGTGGGAACAAAAAACAGGTCAAAGAATAAATAACTTAAAAAAATTTAAAGAGCTAAAAATGATACCTGACGATTATGAACCCCCCGCTGAAACGTATACTAGCTTTGACGACTTCTTTAAACAACGTATTGTAGGAAATATATTACCTTATATATCTGATAAGTCTTCTGATCTACAAAAAAATATAGCTAAATCATTAGGTGCTAGAAGTCCTGAAATGTTAAAGGATAGTGTGTATGCACAACTTGCTGCATTTAGTGGTGACGATATTTCTACAGTGGCTTCAGACATTGAGGGAACTAGAGATATACAAGAAGCTCTTGCTCCTGGTCTTTTGTCAAAACCCCTAGACCCAATAACAAGAATGCAAGCTGAAAATGCCGTAAAGAAAGAAAAACAAATAGCAAATGCATTAAACATGACATTAAATGTTAATGCTCTGGGCCAAGAGTTTACAGATGTAGGCTTAGATGTAGCAGGAAAATTAGTGAGTATGGAAAAGGACATGCAGGCTGGCTTGTATAGTAAAGCACGAGCATTAGCAGAAAAGGGTAAAGCAACTGCAAATCAGAGACAAATTGGTACTAATTTTAGAGGTATGCTATCTCAAACAGCTAAAACTATTGCTGATACTATGGGAGCAACGGTTATAGAGGACGCTAAAACAGGAGGAATTACTTTTGATTGGAAAGGAGGAAAAAAAACTGAACTTCTTAAACGGGTAGCACAACATGCTGTTTCAAGTATGGCAAGTCTTATACATGATGGACAAACTCGTGATGTTGATTACGGAATCCTTCTAAAAAATACTTGGGATGAAGCTGTATTAGTAGATCAGATATATATATCTGCAGCAATATTGGATTCTCAAGTAGGAGATGGAAAAGGAACAGCATTTTATAATCGTTTAACATTGCCAGGAACGGGCGGCATTCCCACTGCCGTATATTCTAGACGAGATAAAGGGACGGATATATATAACGCTACTAAAACTGTGACTGTAAATAGGTTAAATAGATTAACTTCACAAACACCGATACCGGCACCACCGAAGGTAGTAACTCCCTCTAAAAGACCAGGATTTTCAGTAATACAAAAAATAGCCAGTGTAAAAATACTAAATAAACCAACTGTACCTGAAAAGTTGGAAATTAAGAAGGCTATAGAAACGGCACTACCAAATATTATAGCTGCTGGTAAACTTAAAATAGCTTACATGCCAATTAAAGGAGGTCAGAAAGTTTTTTCTAAAGGGCAAAGTCCTAATGTTGCTGATATTATGGACAGTGATTTTCTAGGAAAAGAGTTCTTTGGTCTTCCTCATTCTATAAATAAAGCCATACAATCAGGCGAACTAGATAAACTAAAAGAATACTTTAAAAAAATATGATATAAAATAATGCCAGTAAATTCTATTATCAAACTTGTCGAGACATTAGGTATTCCCCTAGCTGTTGCCCTAGCTGGGGGAGTAGCTTTATGGAAACTGATGGCTTTTGTATTAAAAGATTTAAAGAAAGATATTGCAGACAAGCAAGACGATATTCATAAATCTTTAGGTGCTCAACAGACTATGATAATTAGATTGATTGATAGAGTACGTACTCTAGAGATTAATCAGATGACTGCATACACTGCCTTGTTAACTGAAGCCAAGGCAGACCTACCTGAATGGCGGCGCACCAGAGCAGAAAGAATAGCGGAATTAAACGAACAGATAAAAGATGTTTCTCATAATGGTGAAGGTGAAAAATAATGGCTGATTATGCATCTCTTCCAGATGAAAAAATGAATCGTGGTTATTTATTAAGTGATCAAGATTTTATAAATGATTTATATAGTTTTAATGCTGGTAGAAATAATGAGTTTCATGCTACACATGAGGAAGCTTTCGATGCTTACCTTGAGCACTGGCGCAAATCTTCTGTAGATGAAAAACAAATCATGGGTGACCTACAGTACGCACAAGATTCCGATAACAAAACTAAAACAAGATTACGTAATTTATCTCATGTGTTTGATCGCATAGAAAGTTTTGAAGGAAAAGGATTTCTATCCGAAAGAGGAATGCAAGCGGGACTAGATTATCTAGAAGGCTTGGGACAGTCTCCTTCTACATGGATATCTCTTTTAGCAAGCGGAGGATATACTGCTTTTTTAAAAACAAGAGGGGGCCTAGGGAAAAGAGGATTAGCTGCAGCTAAAGCAATGGTTGATGCACCTGCTGCACAGCTAACTAGAGTCCAAGCTATGGGCATTGGCTTCAGAAGTCTTCTAAGGGCTGCTGCCCCTGCTATGGTAGTAGAAGGGGCTGCTGGTGGTCTTCATGGAGCATGGGAAGGAAAATTTGAAGAGGTAATAGGTAGAGCACCTGAAGGAGAAGCTATAAAAAGGGCTGCTGTAGGTGTTCCGTTAGGAGTAGCGGGTGGAACACTGGAAGGACTTCCCATTGCTTTTGCAGCAATGAGAAAAGGAAGAAAGTTTGCCAAGGTAGCGGAAGAGGGAGACACTGCTCTAGCAAGATCACGAGAAGAAGCTATAGAGCAAACAAAAAAAGTTCTGTCTTCTCCAAAGCCTAAAGATAAGCGTACCATAAATTGGGCAGACAAACAACTAAGAGCATTGGATGCTGCCAAAGTAGAGGCAGGTATACTTATTAAAAAAGAACTTGGCCCAGATGGAGAGGAACTTGTTGCAGGTCTTTCAAGGGAAACTGTAGATGGAATAAAAGCAGCAGCAGTAGAAATTGCAGAACGAGTTGGTTTTAATTCAGGTGATCCTTTAGCACGAATAACTGAACGAGTGTCATCAGCTATTGCGGATGGAACACTTGATACTATAGAGCTTAGAAAAATTGCTCTTAAATATAATTTAAATATGGAAGATTTATCTCACCTGTTTATGGCAGAGGTTTCTGAAGCAGCCCGTACTTTGCGGAGTATGCGTACAGTAAAACATTATGCTACTTATAGTGGAATAGAGGCTAGAAAAGCTGCTAAAGACAGGCGTGACTCTTTACAAAAAACTTTACACTCTATGAGTCCTACCAGTGTAGAAGAGGTAGAGTATTTAACACGAATTGGTAGCATGGGTAAACGTGCCAATGCATGGATGCAGGAAGCTAATAAATTTCGTTTACGATTAATGACTTCTCAATTTACTACAACCATAAGAAATATGGAGAATGTTGGGCTACGATTACCTTTACATATGATAGAATATGTTTTAACCGGGACAGAGAATAGCACTATTAGAAAACGTCTGGCTTCTGCAGCTAAAATTCCTTTTGATTTATTTGATAAAGCTTCTGCAGATATTTTTGCAGAAGTATACACAGAAGCTGTAGGAGAAAAAGGTGCTCAACGTCTCTTTAGGGCAGCAATGGACACTGCAACTAGCGTGAACCCAGAAAGTTCTTTAGCCAAAGCAGGAAGAGCAGTAAATGTTCTTAATACTTTTGTAGACAATGCAGTAAAAAAGACTGTTCTATTAGCTGAAATAAGAAAAATAGCTGGGGGAACAGCCGAATTAAATGAGGTTATTAGAAAAGGAAAGTTAAAAGAACTTCTTTTAGATAACCATGAAGCACATGAAGAAGCTATAGCTGAAACGCTACATCTAGTATATCAAAAATCTTATTCTCCAGATAGTTTTGCTGGAAAATTTATAAACACTATAGCCCACTCTAACTTAGCTCCTTTATGGACCTCTGTTATTCCTTTTCCAAGATACTTAGCTAACCAAACTGAATTTATATATAGACACATGCCTATAATAGGAATGATATCTCCTTTATTAAAAGCTGCTACACCCGGTAAAAAATTAGGAAGAGGAGAGCTACAGAAAAGACTTGCTCAACAGGTAACTGGTATGTCAATGCTTGGAACAGCCTACCAGATTAAACTTACTCAAGGACCAGAAGTAGCCTGGAATCATTATGTAGACGATCAAGGAAAAACTCACGATATAACAGCATTGCTTGGTCCCTTTGCTCCTTTCATGTTTGCGGCTGATCTAATATATAGAATGTCAGAAGGAACTAATAAATATTCTATTCCTCTTATTAAAACTAAAGAAGATGTACGAACCAATTTAAATAAAGTAAATTTAAGAGAGGCTTTTAAAGCCTTTTCTGGAATACAGAGCCGTGTCGGAACAGGATTATATATAACAGATAGACTGATACAAGACGTGGCTATGTGGGCGGCAGATTTAGGATCAGACGAGACTACTAAAGGTAGTGATGCTGCTGAAAAAATTGCTACGGGTTTTGCTGCAAACTATCTTAATACTTTTACCATTCCTGTAGGAATGTTCAGAGACTTACAAGCTTCCTTTGATCCTGAAGGCAGAAAAATTATGGATACGGATAGAGTAGATTTAGGTCGGTACTTTTTTAATCAACTACTACGCACCTTCCCTAATACGGAAGCTATGAGAAACACAGAGAAATTTTTTGGAATAACAGGAGAATACAAGGACTCTGATCTTTTACAGGCTGGTAGGGGAGATCAAATTGAACTAACCTTTCCTACTATAAGAGAAGGAAGAACTAGATTTCTTCCCTTTAGAAGACAAACAACTGGTACTACTCTTATCATGGATAGAAAGGGTACTCCCCTTATAGATAAAGAACTTTTCTCACTGGGGTTAGCAAGACAAGATTACATACGTAGGTGGGGAAATGCTGACATGAACAGAGAATACAAAAGGCAAATGGGTATTATAGCAAAGAGAGAATTAGAACCTCTTATAACCTCTTCTAGGTATAGAAATAAATCAATAAACCTTAGAAGAGAAGAATTTAAAGACGCACTAGGGCCATTAAAACAAAGAGCAAAAGAAAATGCTAGAATTGCTGTGTCGGAAAGAAGTCCTAGTCACGCTCATGAAGTTGCTAGATGGGAATTTACTGCTATGGATGCTACAAAAAGAAGAGCCGCAGCAGAAAGATATAAAAAAGCTACTGGAAAAAATATTAATGACACAGAAGATTATCTCACGGCTTTACAATATAAAAAACCTAAAGCAAAATAAGACAATATAATATATAAAAATGTATCAGTATAATAATTAATTTAACATCATACTTAATAGGAAAGGGGGGCTTGACGCCCCTCTTTTTTTGTATCCATTCCCTTGCTTCTTGTTCAAGCCGCATGTAGTTTCTTCAGGTTTTCAAAGTAAGCTTTATTAAATCCCCGCTCCCATTCTTTATAGAATGCAGTGTCCTGCTTGTAAGGGTTTGTAATCTTGCCCCGGTGAAAAGCTTTGTATCCTTTATCTACTTGAATAGAAAGCGGTGGTTGTCTATCTTTTTTCATTTGTTTCTCCATGATGATTTTGGTCCTAACTTTTTTCTGTGTCTAAGATGCTTAGGTTTATGCCTTCGTGTTATCCTTTTCTTTACTGTGAATGTACTAGTCTTTCTCATAGGTCAACGAGTTCACAAACATTTGCTACGCAAGCAAGTTCTTGTGATCCTGTAGTTGAATCTTCTTTTTCATAGTCATCAAACAATTTCCAATCAACTTCCTTTGGCATCTTACTTAGCAGTTCTTTGTATTCTTTTTCACTGCAGTCCTGATAAGGGGCCTGTCTGTACGAGTGCTCTGACATAGGAAGAAAACTTACACCAGACATATCCTCAAAGTTATTGTATACAAAGTTAGCTACCTGCAACCACTCCTTTTCTTTTACACTCACTGTAATAGAGGGCTTGTGTTCACACCAATACTTAGCATATATCTGCCACAAAGTCAAGTGTTCTATAGCAGAGATTTCTTTTCTGGTTATTGCTCCACTAGGAGATTGAAACGGAAAGGATAGGACAGTCAGGCTGTCTGGTTTTTCTGTTGCATCTTCATGTGGAAAGCCTTGATCAATCAAGAACTGTGTTAGTGGGTCTTTCTTGTCTGCCCTTATTGTTCTTATGTAATAAGGATTGTGTCGTGGATGAATGCCACTGGCAGCATCGACAAGCTGACTGACTGTACCGCTTGGCTTGACACAAGTGATAGCAGCAGAGGGTTCGATATTAAATATCTTAGCCCACTTCTCATTTGTTTTTAATGCTGTCAATCTAAGCTCATTTAAAACTACAGGTAAATCATCCTTAGTTTTATTGGACAATAGTTTATTGTCCATGATACCTGTCAATGATACTCCAAGCAATCTCTCCTCTTCTGTGTTACGAGTCCACTGTTTACTTATACTTTTAAAATCTGTGAAACAGGATTGTATTGTTCCAAGTACAGTAGCAAGCTCTACCTTTCTATGTAATGTTTTTACTGTATCATCTTCACGAACCACAACCTCTGAAAGATTACAGAATTGTTTGGGGCGCAGTATGATTTCACTGCAAGGATTAGTACCGTAGTCTACATCTGCATCCCGTCTTTCATACTTGGCAGCTTGTGTCTGTGCTGATATTCTATTAAAGATACCACGTTCACCAGACTTACTTTCATATAGAGCAACCCACTCTCGCATGAATGTACCTATGTCAGGCTTTTCAGTATAGCATACACTGTTATTTGATAGTGCTCTTTGTGGCTCTGTTTCCCACCATGAGCCAGACTTGGAGTGACGCATACGATCATCAGATAAATTAGATAGACTAATTAAAGCAGACCTACGTACTCCTCCTACTATAACTACATCAGCAATTTTACACATAATATCGTGGCACTCTATGCTGGACAATCTTCGGCCAGCAGACTTCTTAAAGGTATTAACTGTGAATACAAATAGATTATGTAGAGGATCAGCACCACTGGCTCTACCTCCAAAAGTTTTTAACTTGGCCCCGGCAGGACGCACCTTAGTCATGTCCCACTTAGGAACCATGCCAGCATATAATAAGTTTAGTAATTCTTTATAGCTTCTATGCCAACCCTCTTTAGAATCTTGAACTATAATAGTAGTTTCACTGTCCTCAAATTCATCTGGAACTCTTGGAAGCTGGGAGATGTACTGCCTCTCTACACTGAACCCAACTCCAGTACCATGCATAAGAATATATAAACACTCATCAAAAGCTCTTGGGCTATCCACAGGCAAGTAGCTGCAGTTGTATGCCGCTATGTGGTTGCGCTCTAATGCTGGCCCAGCGGTCATCATAGCCCTCATAGAGGGCATAACCCGCATAGATACTATAGAAGTATATAAGTCTGTATACATCTCCTTCTTCATAGAATACTTATGATTTTTAAATAAGAAAGATTTATAGAAATCTAATAATCTTGTTACTGTTTCCTCCCATATTTCTCTACGAGATTCTCCTTCCATCCACCTAGCATAACGAGACATGGCAATAATTGTTTGATAGTTACTCATCAAGTCAGTCATCTATACGTCCTCCCGTACATTTTACCCTTAAATTTAAAACTTGTGTTCCATCAAGATGTTCTAATACTTCTGATAACATATCTTCTAGCTCTTCTGTAGGATCACCATCAACAGGCATAGGAAATTCATCCTCATCCACTTCTAAAACAATAGATACTCGTGCTTTTAATTTCACTTTTTAATACTCTCAATTAATTTATTCAAATACCAAGAGGCTTTCTCCAGGTCTTCTACTTTATTTTTATAGTTTTCTCTCCAGGTATATTTTAATACATTGCCTTTACAGTACCCCCTAAACTCTTCATCAGTAAGGGCTGCACGAATGGCCTGTATACATTCGATACCATGACTATTTTTATTGTAGTGAATAGGACTATTAACATTGTCCGTATTGTATTCTGCAGAATACTTAGGGTCTGGCTTTGGCCTCCTCATTTGTGTAGAAAAATCTTCATATACTATATCTTGGTCTTCCATTATGCATTTCCTTCTGTGTCAGATTCTAAAGTTAATATATTTAATTCTCTTATTTTTCCTGATATAGGCAACAACATATGTTTTTCAACATAACTTTGTATTAGTTCTCTTATAAGTACGTTCTCTTCTGTAGCAGGAATAGCTGCTGCCGCAAAGTTACAGAGCATAATCATGTTACCAAACTCTTCTTCGGTTAACGAAGATTCTTTTTCATTGGCTACTATAGATACCTGTACTTCTCCTCCCCATTCTTCGCTGTCTTCTTCAGACATATCTTGTTTCACTGGTCTTATGATAATAATAAAATCATCTTCCTTTACATATTCATTTATGTACATCATTATATTCTGTCCTCTCAACAGTTATAATATTGGGTGGCATATAGATTAAATTTTCTTGTAGCCAAGTGCGAGGAATTACTCTGTCACAGTATACTATATCTTTCTTCTCACACCAAGCGGCATAAGTAGTCTTTGATCCCTTTCTTATTTTCCTTTTACTATTCTCAAAGACTAATCTTATGTCCAAAGTATCATGTTGTTTCTTAATCTCTATATGTTTTCTTCTATCTGCTGTAGACCAAAATCCTTTTACCTCTAATATTATACCATTATCAAGAATAAAATCAGGAGTATAAGATCGAATAGAAAAATCTACCCATTGTATTTTAGTAGTCTCATAACGTAGAGTATGTTTTTCTTTTGTAATTTGTGTAGCTACAACCTGTTCAAGGCCAGAACGAAACCCTTTCAGTCTTGCTTTACGATATCCTTTTTTATTATACATCAAACCATATCTATAAGCAAAGCATGTTTCACGGGAATGTGAAAGAACTTCTCCCCTTTTCTGACATACCTGTTGCTTGCTTCTTTAACCGTAGCTTTATTTCTAAGAACATCTGCGTCTATTTTCCATGCTTGTTTACAGTCAGCCCTTAGTACATAGAAGGTAAGATTTTCTTTATCAAGTAATTTCTTTTTCCTATATGGGATACGTATCTCCTCCCATGAATCAGGCCAGATTTCCTTCCAAGAAAATTTAATTTCTACCTCTGAGTTGTACACAGTACCATCTTTTTCTGTGACAATATCACACTTATAATTTTCTTTTGTACTTGTAATATTATGTCCTTCCTTTTCTAGTAAATAAGATACTACACCCTTTCCTTTTTCATCTGCAAGAGCATATAAATTTCTATCGAAAGGTTTGTA